CGACTGCAAAAAAGTCGTTCTTCGCAATCTTCAACGGCGCTCAGTAAAAAGTTTCCCGGTGGATCTCTGGTCCTGACCGGGGCAAACAGTGCGGCGGACCTGCGTTCTAAAACAGTCCGTTTCCTGTTTTGTGATGAGATTGATGAGTGGCCCTTTGACCTTGATGGTCAGGGCGATCCGATGGAAATGGCGGATGCCCGTCAAACATCGTTCCATGCAACGGGCGATTATAAAAAGTTTGAGGCCAGTACGCCGACAACCAAAGGGGAATCAAGAATTGATGTTGCCTTTGAAGCTGGCGACCAAAGATATTGGAAAGTGCCTTGTCCTCACTGTGGCGAAAAGCAGCGCCTTGAATTTGGTGGCAAGGATGTTGAATACGGCCTGAAGTTCAATACTGAATGGCCTTATCAAGCGCACTATGTTTGTAAACATTGCGGCGGTGTTATTGAACATCACCACAAGCGTGAGATGGTCCTGAATGGAGAATGGATAGCAGACAATCCGGGACCGGGCCGTCATCCGAGTTATCACATTGACGCTTTGGTGTCGTTGCTGACAACCTGGGACAAGATTGCCGAAAAATTCCTCAAGGCTAAAGATGATTCGCGGAAGCTGAAAGCTTTTGTGAACCTTTGGCTAGGGCAGGCATGGGAAGAGCGTGGCGATGCGCCGGAATGGAACAGGTTGTTCGCCCGTCGTGAAGACTATGCGGCGCGGACCATTCCGCCGGGCGGTGTGCTTCTGACGGGTGCTGTCGATGTCCAGCAGGATGGCCTTTATTACGAGATTGTTGCCTGGGGGCAGGATAAGCAGTCATGGTCCATTGATGTCGGTTTCCTTGAAGGTGACACGGCAGATCCGAGCAATCCGGTTTGGCATAAGCTATCACTGGTCCATGATCGCCGCTATCAGGACACATACGGGAACACATGGCCCGTTGATCTGATGGCGATTGATTCAGGCTTTAACACGAACGTGGTTTATCAGTGGTGCAGAACACATTCGCGGGCGATTGCAATTAAGGGTGATGATGGTTGGCATAAGGCCGCGATTTCATCCACACCGACAAAGGTTGATATCAACTGGCGCGGAAAGCGTGTGCGTCGTGGTGCTGAGCTTTGGCATATTGGGACGTGGCCTTTGAAGGCTGAGTTCTATGCCAACCTGCGAAAAGAAGGTATGCGGGACGGTCAAGAGTTTGATCCGCCTGGTTACTGTCACTTTAGCGAAACGCTCCATGATGACCGTTATTTGAAGCAGGTCACAGCTGAGCACTTGAAAGAGCGTGAGGTTAAGGGCCGACTGCGCAAAGAATGGGTCGCAAGCGGGCCAAACCACTATCACGATTGCCGGGTCTATAACATGGCTGTTGCTGTGAAGTTGGGTGTCGGTGTGATGTCACCTGAAGATTGGGGTAAGTGGGTAGCTGAGCGGTGCGTTCCACCCAAGCCTGAGCAGGGCGACCTGCTTTCCGTAATGAATGGTGAGCCGTTGGAGGTTCACAAGGAAGAAGTTGAGGAAGCGCCGAAACCCAAGCCAGTGGCTAAACAGCCCCGGCGGAAAAAGGGGGGCGGGTTCGTTAACGGTTGGAGTGCTTAAATATGGCAGATATATCAACCGAAATGCCGATTAAGGTGGTTGCCGGGGATACATGGCAATGGCGGGTTGAGGATTTGACGGATTATCCGGCAAGTGAGGGGTGGTCCCTCAAATATACGTTCCTCAATTCTTCCGGCAAGGTGTCCATTGATGCCTCAGCTGATGGTGATAATTTCCTTGTGAGTGAAGCAGCTGCTGGTACAGCAAACCATTCAGCTGGCATTTATTCGTGGGAAGCTTCCGTTTCTAAGGGGGGTGATCGCTTTCGGGTCGGGACAGGAACCATTGAGGTACTGCCGAACTTTACAGCGCAGACCTCTTTGGATACGCGCAGTCATGCCCGCAAGGTTCTTGAATCAATCGAAGCTGTTCTTGAGAAACGGGCGACCAAGGATCAGGAAGAATATTCCATTGAAGGGCGAAGCCTGAAACGAACGCCGCTGACTGAATTGATCAAGCTGCGAGACAAATACCGACGTGAAGTTTCAAATGAAGAAGCTGCTGAAAACTTGAAGAAGGGCCTTGGCTCTGGTCGGATGATCCTTACGAGGTTTTAGATATGGCTAATTTCTTGATGAAGACGGCGCAGCGGGTTGTTGATGCTGCGTGGTCGCTTCGGCATAAAGGCCGTGTCCGTCATCGCAGAGAGTTCAGCGCCGCCCGTCCTGGGCGGCTTTTTTCTGATTGGGTCGGTGATGTTGGGCCAATTGATCAGTACCTTGTGAATGATCTGGTTTCCTTGCGCTCAAATTCTCGTCGGCTGGCTTACAATAACGACTATATGAAGGGCTTCCTTCGTATGGTTAAGCGCAATGTAGTTGGGCCTAAAGGGTTCACCTTGAGCAACCGGGCGAAAGATACGAACGGTAAGCTTGACAAGATCGGCAATAAATTGATTGAAGATGCCTGGGCCGATTGGGGGCGTAAGGGTGTTTGTACGGTTTGCGGCAAGTATTCATGGCATGATCTTGAATTGGCAGTGATCTCAAACATGGCGCGTGATGGTGAGGTTCTGATCCGCCTTGTTCGTGGTTTCCCCAACAAGTACGGGTTTGCGCTTCAGCTGTTTGCTTCTGATCATCTTGACGTGAAACTGAAGAAGGACTTGTCTGGTGGTCGTAAGATCCGCCACGGTATTGAGCGCGATGAATGGGATAAGGCGATTGCCTATCATATCAAGCTGGATACTGCTGTTCGTAGCCAGAAGACACATGAGCGTATTCCGGCTGAAGATATTATTCACTTATTTGTTCCGGAAGACATTGAGCAAACGCGGGGTCTTCCCTGGGCAACCACGGCGATCCGGCGCATGGGTATGGTTGGCGGTTATGAAGAGGCCGCCTTAGTATCTGCCCGCGCAGGTGCTGCCAAGATGGGGTTCTTTCAAAAGACGGAAGAATCTGGGGATGTTTATGGACCGGGTGAGAAAAATGCGAACGGTGATTTCATTCAGGATGCAACGCCGGGACATTTTGAAGTGCTGCCTGAAGGGTTTGAGTTCAAAGAATTCAATCCCGGTTATCCAACGGGGGAGATGCCTTCCTTCATGAAGTCAGTCCTTCGGGGGGCTTCTGTCGGGTTGGGTGTTTCTTACAACAGTTTTGCCAATGATCTGGAAGGTGTGAATTTCTCTTCCATGCGCCACGGTGCTGGTGAAGAGCGCGATGAATGGATGGTGTTGCAGCTGTTCTATTGTCGTGATTTGCATGGCGTGGTTTTCCCGGTTTTTCTTGAGCAGGGCATGTTGAAACGCGCAATCGCTTTGCCTTTGTCCAAGTTTGAGAAATTCAATCAAGCCCAATGGTTCCCGCGTCGCTGGCGTTGGATTGATCCTGATAAGGAAGGCAAGGCCAATGAGCGTGATGTCAATATGGGCCTGAACAGCCGGACACGTCTGGCGGCTGAGCAAGGCCGGGACATTCGTGAAATTTTCGAAGAATTGGCAGCTGAGAAGAAGCTGGCTGATGAGCTTGGGATCACTTTGAGTGATACGCCTGAGCAAACTGTTGAACCTGAAGGGGAAGACGATTATGGCGAAGAAAACGACAAAGAAAGCTGATGTGCGTTTCATGAAGTTGGGACCTCAAAAGCGTGTCGCCCGTCTCGTTCGTATGGATGACAGCGAGGAAAGTCGCCAAGTCGAATTGGCTTTTTCTTCGGAAGAACCCTACGAGCGTTGGTGGGGTGTAGAAATTTTGGGCCATACAAAGGGAGAGGTGATTCTTGACTGGCTGGAAACCGGGCAAGCGCCGCTACTTATGGACCACAACATCCGCGATCAAGTGGGTGTGATTGAGGAAGTGTCTATCGGGACTGATCGCGTTGGGCGTGCAGTCGTGCGTTTTGGGAAAAGCGCGCGGGCTGAAGAAATCTTCCAAGATGTACTTGATGGGATCCGAACAAATGTTTCCGTCGGGTATGAAATCCGTGAATTGCGCCTTGAGGAAGAAAAGGATGGTGAGGGGACTTACCGTGTCACTTCCTGGAAGCCGCATGAAATTAGTATTGTTTCCGTTCCTGCTGATCCGACTGTTGGGGTTGGGCGTGAGGCAGAAGAGCGGGACGTTCGTGAAGTCAAAGTTTTAAATTTGAAAGAGGATATCATGGAAGAAGATGATGTTGTTGACGGTCAGGACCAAAAGCGTGAAGCAACACCTGTTGCGGCAGTAGGTGCTGAATCTGGTGCGATCCGCGCACAAGTAACTCAAGCGGTCAGTCAAATGCGGGCTGACCAAGCTGAAATTCTTGCCCTGGGCAAGCGTTTCGGTATGCAGGATGACGCAATGGAAGCCCTTACAAACGGGACTTCCCCGGAAGCATTCCGTGAGCATGTTCTGAACAAACAGGAAAAATCCCTGAAAGCTGTTCGCACGCCGGAAACTGATCTTGGCATGGAAGAAAATGAACAGCGTGATTACAGCATTTTGCGTGCTGTTCGTGCGTTGTCTAAAGGTGATTGGTCAGATGCTGGCCTTGAACTGGAAGCGTCGCGCGCGATCGAGAAGAAGCTGGGGCGTGAAGCGCGTGGTTTCTTTGTCCCTTATGACGTGATGCAGCGTGAATTGACTGTTGGTGCGCCGACAGCTGGCGGCAATGTTGTTGGAACAACGCATATGTCCGGTTCTTTCATTG